CTCTTTGTCTTTTTCTTTGAAACTAATCATTTTTTGCAGTTCTTTAAATTTAATTTTGAATCTGTCAATCATATTTGGCAGCATTCTTTTAAAGACTTCTTGAAAAACTGTGCCTATTTCATTTCTAAATATATAAGCAGCAGAGAGTACAGCAGCAAAACCGCTTATTAAAGCAATAACTGGATTTGCTCTCATTGTTGCATTTAGTGCAACAAAACCTAATCTCAATTTATTTACAGCTAAAAGCGTACCAGCCAAAACTGGAATTAATATAAAGTCCAAGTTTTCTGCAAATTTATTTACTACAGAAGCAAAAGTTGAAAAACCATTAGTGGCTTTTTGCACATCACCAACAATAAATTGAAAGTTATTTCTTAAAGCTACACCAGCCTGACCTAGTGTCATGGGCATCTCTTTAATTTGCTCATTAGTTTCTTTCATGCCAGCAATAAGAATTGGCATTACAACTTCGGCTGTTAATTTTCCAGCATGACCAAACTCTCTAAGCTCACCAATAGTTTTACCCAAACCTTCGGCTAACATCTTGGTAAGAATTGTGTTGTTTTCCATTACTGACCTAAGCTCATCACCTCTTAAAGCACCTGAGGCTAAACCCTGTGCTAACTGTCTAGCAGAGTTATTTGCCTCTTGAGCATGAGAACCAGCAATAATAAAGGTATTTGCCACTGTTTGCGTAGCATCAGCAACATCTTTTTGCGTTGCACCTAAATGATCTGTGGCTAGTGCAAGTCTAGTATATAACATAGCAACTGCATCAAAATCTGATCTTGAATCAGATGCAATTCTTCTCATGTGATCCATAGCTATTGCAGTTTTTTCAGCACTACCAGTTAAGGCATTCATTCTATTTTCAACGCCTATCATGACGTTAGCAGCATTAACTATTTCTCTAACACTAAAAGCAGCAACAATAGTATTTCTCAGACTTGCTAAAGCCTGATTCGTACTATTAATGTTTTTCTTAAAACTATTAACCGCTTTAGCAGATTTATCATTTCCAATAAAATTAAAATGAATATCTGACTTAGTTAGAGCTGCCATTCTTTTCTTCCTTTATTTCAAGATAAGCTAACCATCCTTGAAACTCCTCAACTGTCATTTCTTCAATTTCAGCTAAAGTTTTGTTTAGTTTTTCAGCTAGTGCATATTTTATGTATAGCTGCTTATCTTCAATTACTTTTTTTTAACTTCTTCCTGCGAAACATTATTCATCATTTCACTAGAAACTCTTATTAATACATCTCTATCAACCCTCTCCAATAAGGTTTTCTTATCAGCGATAGTAAATAACTTTTCTCCAGCTTCATCTAATGCTTTATAAATTAAAACATAAGCTAAAAGCTGTACGTCATCATCTTGAGCTAGTTTCATAAATTTAGAAGTCTCTGAAAGAGTTATTGGTTTGCAATAAATCTTTAAAGGACTATCTTCATCCTCACCCCATTCAGGGACTTCTATAATTCTAGTTTCTAGGCTATCAAAATGCTTCTTTGCGTTATCTATAACTGACATTTTCTTATACTGTAGTTTGTGTTAATGCACCAGTTCCTTGAACTGAAACACTAGCTTCAACTAGACCATCAAATGATCCACTTCTTGTTACACCAGTAACAATAGCTGAACCAGCATAATAAGTATCACCTGATGCGTCTCCTTCAGGATATACATTAAGAGTTACTTCTGAACCAATGGTTAAAGCACCCTGACCACTAGTATCAGTCTCATCCCAAAATACATCTATACTTCCTGAGAAAGAAGTCAATGATGATTTATAAGTTCTAGCAGAATCACCCATTGAAGTATCTTCTAAAGTATCAGCAGTTTCCTCAAGTGAGTATGATCTAATTTCAGCTACAGCATTAGAACCGACTTTTACAGTTCCTTCACTTCCTTTATGTGTTGCCATTTTCTACCTCGTCTTTCGACTTTTTCTTAGAAGAAGATTTAATTTTATCTTGCGAATGGACTGCTTCCTCTTTCCAACCCATATTCAATAAAGACTCAACCTTAGAAGGGTGAGCTTTTATAGAAACCTTACCATTTGGACTAATCATTTTCATAATTTGTCTCCTGTTAAACTGCTACGTCAGGATTAGTTTCCTTGACATAATAGTTAGTTAAAAATGTGAGAGATACATAACCCAGTGGTTTTTCTCCCTCTCCGTTAAACTCTATTTCTGTTGATTCTAAATAGCAATCTTTAGCTAATCCATCTAAAGTTCTATCTGCTGCTATTGCTTCTTCAACTTCTTTTGATATTGTATCAATAGTATCATCAAAGTCACTAGTAGCTTTTGCATATCCTTCTACTACCACTGACAATTCTCTACTCATAACTCTATCAGTACCTATAACTATTGGTTCAGATGTTTCTGACTTAGTATAGATAACTAATGCTGGTACTGTTTCTAATGGATAAACCCTAGACTCATAAACTCTTGAACCAGTTGTAGTTAAACCAGTTAAGGTAGTTCCAAACTTTTCTCTTATTTGTTGTCTTATGTGATTTGCCATTATATTTCCTCTAACATTAATGCACTAAAACCTGTTCTATCTGCTTGTATATTAACAACAGTATAACTTTGTGCTGCTTTGAGTATATTACCATTTGTATCTTTTATTGCAGATATATCTAATCTATTTCCAAATGCAATATTTGGTACATCTATGGTTCTGCAATAGGCTATTGGTTTTAATGCTTCTACACCAATACCTTCTTCTTGTTCTACATATTCATTATTTAGAATCACATTAATTGTTGTAGAAGTACCATTGTTTGTATAAACAGCAGAAACACCATGACCAAAATTAATATCTAAATATCCAGCCATATCTAATTCAGTTTCTAATCTAAATTGAGACATTATTGCTCCTCTAATACTACTGAAATCAAACCCGTATTATCAGGCTCTACTGTTTTTATTAAAAAGGTTGTTTCAGGCTTTAAAACACTACCTTGGTCGGTTGTTATTGCATCAACAATCAATTTATTGTTTTGAGATATGCTGAAATCATTTGAAAATTTTAAAATTGCTCTTGGTTGATAACCAGCAACAGGAACAGTTCCACCTTCTATATTAAAATATTCTTGGTCAATAATAGTATCTACACTTATAGATAATCCTGAATCAATATCAGCAAGGGTATCTATTAATGGTAAGGTATCCCATAAAGCGGTAACGTCAAAGAAAGTAGCAGTAACACCATGACCTGTTGTTGTATCAACATAGGCGTTAAAATCTAATGCACTCTCTAAAGGCATGATTTATTTTTTAGCTCTAGTTTTAGGAGCTTTTACTTTTGAAGTTTCTAAACCTACGCTTCTATCTTGTTTTTCAGCTTTAGGTTTAGCTGTATGAACTTCAGCTTTGCCATAACCACATAAAGCATGACCTTCATGCTCAGGTAGTTCAACTATATCACCAGCATGTACTTTAGAACCGCCAGCCATTGTATCTGTTAAGATTTTATATTTTTTCATATTTAAGTTGGGGGTATTACTACCCCCATTCCATTTAAGCATCAGCTAATTAGTCGGATGATTTACAGAAAGATACTGCGTGTCTTACAGCAACATCAACAGTTTGTAGAGCAACAATTCTTACTCCACCTGAAGTTGATAAAGCATAAGGATCAACAGTAATATCTAATCCACCATACATACCAATTAATAGGTCTGCAAAATTACCAAAGTAGAAATCACCACTTGTTACTTGATTACTTCTGATTACATTATAGCCATTCATGCTATTGTCAGGAGAAACAACAAATTGAGCAGTATTAGTTGCTTTTTCAGTTGTTTTCAAAGTACCAAAGTCAGCAGGTCTACAGATGTAACTTAAAGAACCATTTAAAGCGTTGTCATTAGCAACAGCACTTTCCATAGCTACTATTTCAGCCCATGTTGGGTTAGCAGCAGCAAAAGTAGTAGTGTTAATACCTGAAGTATTAGAAATACCTGTAGGCTGACCACTTGAACCTGAACCAGCTAAAGCACCTAAATCAATAGCAGTAGCTATAGATTGTGTTAGGTCATCTCTGATTAAGTTCTCAACATCTAATGATGATTGTTGTAGTAATAGTCTAGTAGCATCAGTGAAAGCACCAATTACTTTAGGAGACATAGTTACTGAACCTGAAGTAAATTCACTTTCAGCAGCAGCAGCTCCTTCAGTTGCTATCCAACCACCGCTTGAAGCAGCAGTTTTCTTAGGTATTACAACATTTCCTTGTAATCCTCTAAGCATAGTTGCACCAGCTTGCATTACTGAAGATGAGTTTCTTAATACATCAATAAAATCTCCACCTCTGTAATCTTCAGCGATTAGAGTTGAATCATCAGATGAATTAATATCTCTTTGCTTCCAAGTTCTTAGAACTTCAGCAGGCAACATGATACCTTGAGCATCTTTACCATACTGTCTTGCAGCTTCAGCAGAACATTCAAATTCAAATGCTGCATCTTCTTGTGCTTTTCTATCAGACGGATTAGCCATAGCTCTAATAGCTTTTACTAGGCTAAATTGTCTTACTTCTTTTTTAGTCATGCCAATTTCTGAATGAGTTTCTAAAGGAGTGTTGTTAGAAATATTTTCTAATAATACGCCTCTAAATTCTTCAACTGAAATACCATCACTAATTGCTTTGTCAGCTAAATCTCTTTTATTGTGTCTAGC